TTCAGTTGCTTTTGATACACTTAACTTTAGAAATGCAATTCTTGCAATTGATATTGTAGCAACTAACGAAGTTGCCTATTCAATTAGTTTAACACAATGTGAAACATTAGCTGGAGATTATACAGCAGTTCCTGCAGCAAAATTCGCAGCTATTACTGGTACAGAAACAGATGACACTGCAACAGAAGTATTTGAAGTAGCAGTATCTGGATTACAAAGATATGTTAAAGCTGTTATCGTTACATCAGAAGCTGGAACATCAACTATCGCAGTAGTATGCGCACTTGGAGACCAAAACTATACACCTACAGCAACTGAATTCTTAGAAAAATAACAAATAGTTTATGAGAGCTATACATAATCTGGACTCGGGTGGAAAATTATTTTCTGCTCGCAGTTTAGATGTAAAGGATTTAAAGGAGTTACGTAAGTTTGCAAGCTCCCGTTCAATTATGATACCAACTATATATACCAACGTTGATGAAATTAGAACGTACTTAAAATTACAAGTACAGTTTATTAATGAAGGCATTAGTGCTGGTAAATTAGGAGGTAGAAACGATGGCAGAATGTTTAGTAAGTAATGCATTAACTACTATCGAAAGAGTTAAAGACGAACTTGGAGTATCTTATGATAATAATAGTATTGACGAAACTTTAATTAGATATATTAATGAAGCTACAGATTTTATAGAAGAAGAAACTGGTAGAGTCTTTGGTAAAATTAGTAACAAGATTGAAGTTGTTGGTGGCTCAGCCGATAACTATTTATTATTAAAAGGTAGACCAATATTAGTGGTTAACGAAATTCTATACGGGACAGAAGCAATAACGAACTTTTTAGTAGATGCGGACGACTATAAAGCGGGTATGGTTTACCGTGATGTAGGTTGGACAAAATCTAGTTATATAGTAGGGTTAACTGGAGACCAATTCGGAACACGTAGAAACTATACTGTCGATTACGACTATGGTTATATACTACCGAAGGACGTTACAGACCAAGTAGCACAAACATTACCACGTAGTTTAGAAGCAATAGCAATTAAACTTGTTGTTCTTAAACACAGGGAAAATCAACGTCAAAGTCACGGACTTAAAGAATTAAAACAAGGCCGTTTGACACTTAAATTCACTGGTGAGCTGTTAAGCGCTAGAGAGTTTAGTACTTTACAAAAGTACAAGAAGATAGGAGTGTGGTAATAAAATGCAAAAATATATATTCACTAAGGGTATTCATTTTATTACTAAGAAAGACAATGTAAGATATAAGAAAGGTTATATCTTTGAGATGGAAGAAGATGTGGCTTTAAAGTTTATCGAACTTGGAGTTCTTACCAAATACTCAATTACCGTTGTACAAATTAAGGGACAATTAGAGGAGCTCGGAGTTCATTATAGTAGTACTGTAAAAAAACAGGAGTTATTGGATTTATTAGAGGAATCAACAAATGTTAATAATAGATAATTCAGTAACTTTTCAAAGAGCGACAGTAGAGACTAATTCCGAAGGCTCACAGTATCCTGTTTATCATACATTACTTAGTAATATAGGTTGTAACTTACAAGCGGAAGATGGAAAATTATTTCCAGGACAATACGGGCGCACACAAGCTGAAGATGTGTTTATATTATATGTACACACAGAAGAGGTAACAACGGTGTTAGCGGGAGATAGAGCTATTATTAAGGGTATTACTTATACCGTAGATAAAATACTAGACCCCTATTCTACACACCAAGAAATGCTGTTATCAAAGGCTACTATTTAATGCTTCAACCGTGTAAAAAAGGATGGAGAATCTTTTCATCTAAAACTGGGAAAAAGGGTTTTAGTGGGCTTGTTTCTAAGTTCAGTTCGTTTTTAAGAGATAGTAATAAAAGTTCAAAAGAGACTTCACAAGAGGTTTCTGAAAGAATTGCTAGAGACACAAGAAATAACATTCGTTCTAGTTTACAAACACAAACAGGAGAACTTGAAAGTTCTGTATATTCTAAGAAAAAAAGTATCTTTGGTACTTACGAAGTCGGTGTTAACGCACCGTACGCAGAATATGCCGAGTTTGGTACAGGTATTTATAATATATTTGGTAAAGGTAGAAAAGGTGGATGGGTGTATAGAAAGGAATCAACGGGCGAGTTCTTTTATACTGAAGGACAAAAACCACAGTTATTCTTTAATAAAGCACTAGAAAAAAATCTTGGTAGGTTTTCAGACACACTTAAAACTAAAATTAGGAGGAGAATTAGATGACACCACAAGAAGAGTTATATTATGCTTTAAAAACTGACTCTGCTATTTTGCTGGTAGTTGATGATGATATCTCCAAAATATCAAACAAATATCCAATCATTTCGATGTTTGGAACAAACACAGCATCAAACTTTCCACGTATTACTTATATATTGGATGAAAGAACACACGCTTTATTTGTGGATAATAAACCAATATATGATGAATTATATTTTAATGTGGATATATGGTTACCGTCAACGTCTTTAGTTGATTTTAGCCTTAATGCAATAAAACTGGAAATTGATAGAATTGTACTTACACTTGGTTACGCTAAAGTTGGCGAAAGCGAGAAGAGAGAGATTGAGGAGAGAGTTAGCCACTTATCCTTGACGTATAAGAAAGAATTTCCTTCAAACTTATAGGAGGCAAAATAAATGGGAAAACAAACACAAAAAGTACGTACTGGTGTTAAGAACCTATACTTCGCATTGTTAAGTCAAGATGACTCAACTTTGTTAGCGTATGGTACACCAGAAAGAGTTCCTGGACTTATTAAAATTGATGTAAATCCTGGAACTAATACTGACACACTATATACCGACAACAAAGCAGCTATTGTTTATTCTAGTGTTGGTATGGTAGATGTTAGTATAGAAAAAGATAGTTTACCAGATGACTTATTATCAGAAGTACTTGGACGTCCTACTGAAGGTGGAGTAAGTTACTTGACAAGTGAAAACACAGCACCTTACTACGCAATTATGTATGAACAAACATACTCTAATGGAACATCTAGTTTCGTTAAATTATTCAAAGGTAAATTCTCAGAACCAGACCAAGCAAACGAGACTAAAAATGACTCTGTAAACTTCCAAACAGGAACTATTACAGCTCAATTTGTAGCAACAAACTTTGAAAAAACTTTCAGTGGTGTAGACAAATCATTAATTATGGCTACAGCAGATGAAGACAATGTGAATTATACTGACGAAGGAGATACTTGGTTTGATTATGTATATGCTGCTGACCCAGCATTTACAATTACATCAAATCCATCTGATGGAGACGCTGGTGTAGCAGTTGATGTAATACCAACAATAACTTCAGCAAATGGAGCATTCGTTAATGCAACTGATGCAGCTAATGTATTCTTAATGGAAGATGGGGTTGGTTTAGTAACTGCAACTTTAACTGTCGATGTAACTGGTAAGATAATTACAGTTACTCCAGCAGTAGATTTAACAGCTTCTACTGACTACACAATAGTGTATAACCTTACTGACGTATATGGACAAGAAAGCGGAGCAACTGTAATTAACTTTACAACTGCCGCGTAAAAAAGATAATTTAAAGGGTGTTATCTAATAACACCCTTTATTTTTAAAAAAAATTCCAAGGGGGAATTATAAATGAATGTAAAAGTATTCAAATTCAGAGATGTGCAAAAAATCTCGAAACTAGTAACACAACTTGACTTAAAAAAAGAAGATATAAACGATATATTAAATGTACTAACAGGGGCTCAAAAGGAAATGCTTGGAACAGAAGCAGATGTTGAACTTTATCTATTAAATAATGTTAGTGCTAAAGAACGTAAGGAACTATATAAGGAACACGAAAACGATATAGCTAAATTACGAGAATTTGCCCTTAATCATAAGGGCGTTTCGTCTAGCGCAGGATTCTTCGAAGTAGCTTTAAAGTTACTTGGTATTGTAGCTGACAAGTTTGATTTAATAGCAGACTTTATGGGGTATTACCTAGAAGATTATACTGCTAAACAAGTATTAGATATGGAAGAAGAGGAAGCTGTTGACGCAGTATTGGCAGTGTTTACAAATCCGGGTTTCGTAAAATTCTTCTCACGTTTGTTCAACTTGAAACTTCTATAGGTTGGGACGAGCTAGAAGACCTTCTTTACCTAAGATATGGAAACTTAGATTTTATATTTGACCAAGATTTAAAGATAGCAGTTAAAAAAATAAGCGTAGCATTGAAACAATCAAACGAGGACAAATTGTTTGACCTTTGGTCTAAATCAATGAGTTCTTCTACGTTTGATGATTGGAAAGCAGATATTAAAAAGAAAGCAAAGGAAAAAGAAACTGGTGGAATAACAGGTGTAGATATAGCACAACTGTAATACTCACAAGCGGAGGTGAGTGGTTTGGCACAAAAAACGGTAATTGAAAGATTAGTTGTTCAACTATGTGTTGATAACTCTCATTTTAATAAAGGAATAAAATCATTACAAAAGAGTTTATCCAGAGCTAGTAGTAGTATGATTCACGCTGGTAAACGTATGTCTAAGATTATGATTGGTGGCTTAGTTGCAATAGGTGTAGCAGCACTTAAACTAGGTAGGGACTATGATTGGGCAATGAACCGTGTACAAGCCGTTACTAACGCAACAACTAAAGATATGTCAAAACTAAATGATACAGCTCAAATGTTAGGACGTACAACAGCCAGAACTGCAATTCAAATTGCTGAGGGTATGGCAACATTAGGGTTAGCCGGATTTAGTATAGAAGATATTGATGCTTCAATAGCTGCGATTACCAGTTTATCTGTTATCGCGGATGTAGACTTAAAGACAGCTGCACAGGATGCTGCCAACTTAATGGCACAGTTTGATATTGCAGCAACAGACCTTACTTCAGCTGTAGACATATTAGCACGTACTGCTACAAGTTCTAACCAGACTGTAGAGGAATTAGTTAATGGGTTAAAGTTTGCTGGACCTATCGCCCATCAAGCAGGTATGGGATTAGCAGAAACAGCAGCAGCAATGGGTATATTAGCCAATAATGGTATTCGTGCAGGTATTGCGGGACGTGCATTAAGAATGGGTATCTTAAAGATTGTAGCGCCAACTTCAGAAGCATCAGAAAAACTAAGACAACTTGGTGTTTCTGTTACAGACGAAGAAGGTAACCTAGTAAGCTTTGAGGAACAACTTAGAAATGTAAATGAAGGATTAGAAGGTATGGGAGATATGGAACGTATGGCTACACTTCGTGTACTATATGGAACACGTGCTCTTGGACCTATGAATATATTATTAAAAGAGCAAGCTGAAGCAACAGAAGATGGAAGTAATGCTTTTGCTGCCTATTTCAAAGAGCTAGAAGAGGGAGAACTTACTGCCGCAACAATGGAGGAAATGTTATTACAAGGACTTCCTGGAGCAATGATTTACTTTAAATCAGCTTCTCAAGGGGCTTTACTAAAATTAAGAGAATTATTTAATGTACCAGTAATTACTTTACTTTGGTCATTAACTAATTTAATAAATAAGTTTTCTGATATGCAAAAAGGAACATCTGTAATAATGGATTATATAACTAACTGGTCTAGATTAGAAGACCACATTGGTATAGTAGTTGGCGTTATTAGAAATAAAATAGATGACTTTATGGATAATTTATTTGGATTAAAAAATGCTACACAAATTGTAGTAGATTTTATGGTAGATAAATGGGAATCTTTTAAAGATACATTAAATGATGTATTTGGTATAGACTTAGAAGGCGAAATGGTACAGAAACATACTATGGATGAAGAAGGAAATATGGTTCCACAGTTCGACGAAGCTGGAGAACCTATTATGGAAAGACAAATGACTCAAGGTGTTATACTTGACATTATGTTATTAACAGCAGCTATTGGACCTTTACTTATTATATTTGGGTTGGTTGTAGGAGTAATTGGAAAATTAGTAGGAATACTTACTTTATTTTCTAGTGCTGTTGGACTTGTATTACCAGTATTTGCCACGGTAGCGGCAGCAGTAGTAACTATACTTAATCCTTTTACTGGTATAGTAGCTGCACTATTACTTATACCGACGTACTTATTAGCAGCAGGCGTAGCATTTACTTTATTCACGGACGAAAATGATGTATATACATCTAGATTAGTAACTGCTTGGGATAATGTTAAGGAAGCATTTATAGGTTTATATGATGCTATAATGCTTAAAATTCCTGGACTTCAAGAAAGTTTCGTTACCTTATGGGATAAAATTGGCGATAGTGGTGTTGGTGAAGTATTAAGAGAAACAACAACAACAATAGTAGAAGTATTATCTGGGTTTGTAGTTGATGTATTAGAATCCTTAACTTCTTTAATAACAGATGGATTTGAACCATTAAATAAAGCAATGGAAGAAACTGATGGTTGGTTTAAGATACTTATAGAAACAATTAAAAATATAATTATAGATTTTGATGCAAATACATTATCCGTATTGGCTTTATCATTAGCCATCGGTGGAATAGTTACAGCAATAGTTCCAGCACTTTCTAGTTTTTCATTAATAGGAATAGCAATAGAAACTGCGGGCGTTATAATTTCAGCCGGTTCTCTTCTTGTTGACGGTTTGGCACTCGCTTGGTCTGGATTAGTATTGGCATTCAGTGGTGCAGGTACTTTAATAACATCTATAGGAACTGGACTTGAAATTATAGCCGCAACGGCGGCAGGAACAGTAGCAATAGTTTTAGCTATTGTAGCAGCTGTTATGGGGTTATTAGCTGGGTTTGTATATTTAGCTGATAAAACGGGTGAGTTTACAGATAGAATTGATGAATCGTTTAAAAAACTTAAAGATAAGTTTTTTGATTTACTTACTGTATTTGACCCAATTATAGAGATAGTTAAAGAGTTTATAGATTTAATAGTTGTTGAATTTACAGAGGGTAAAATAGGAGAGGCAATAGATAATTTTGCTTCTAAGTTTGACCCACTTGTTGAAGCGTTAAGTGCTTTATGGACAGCTATGAAAGATGTATTTAAAAATGTATGGGATTGGGTATTAGAATTTTTTACAGAAGCAGCTACTATAGCATTTGAAGCTATTTCTTTTATCCTTCAATTTTTACTTGATGGTATTAAAACCGTTATTGATGGTATAGTTGATGTTCTTGTTACTATTTATGATATATTTATGGAATATTTATACGACCCAGTAGTTGATATAGTTACAGGAGTAATTAATACTCTTAGTGGAGTAATTACAATTATTACGGGTATCGTTGAGGCAATTACAGCTTTATTTACTTGGGATGGAAATGCAGCAATAGCAGCTTGGCAAACAATAGTTGATGGATTTACTGAAGCTTGGGAAGGATTTAAAGATATTATTGCTGGTATGGGGGACTTTATTATTGGCGTCTTCGAAATAGCATTTGGAGCTCTTATTACTGGCCTTATAGATATTGGTACTTGGATAGGGGACTTATTTAAGAAAATATTTGCTCCCGCAAATACTGATATAGACCTTGAAGGAGTTACAGTTGATTACAACAGTATGTTACCAGATATATCACAAATAAAAAGTATTTTAGGTTTCGTTACTGGTATTTGGGATGGACTTACTACTGGACTAACTACAGCAAAAACAACCATTACTAATATATTTGATGGTTTATTTGGTGATGATGGAACTATTACCGAACAACTTAATAAAATAATGGATTTCTTTACTGGTATAGGACCAAAACTTGCTGAAGGATTTTCATCCGCTTTTGATGCAGTTCTTAACGGTATTATAACAGCCATAAATGTAATTATAGATGGAATGAATTTACTACTTCCTAAGTCAAAAGAAATTGCACACATTAATGAAGTAGGTGGAGCAGTAGTACCAGATAGTGTTACTAATCCAACTTGGATAGCGAATAAAGATGTTATAGACTGGAGTGAGTATAAAGAACCATTAGGTAGCGCACCATTCCCTGGCGCTAAATGGGACCCTTGGGCTGGAGAATGGATACCATACCGAGTAAATTATAGTGAACCTAAATATTTAGCTAGCGGTGGATACTTTAAAGCTGGTAGTGGTGGTATACACGCTGTAATTGGGGAAGGTAAAGATGATGAAGTTGTTGCCCCATTACCTATGTTACAAAAATTACTTAGGGATGCTATTGAAGCGTCTAGAGCAGGTATTACAGATATACTTAATGGTAACAACTTAATGAAATCTGCTAGGGAAAGTTTAGGTACAGTACTTACACCAATGACATCCAATCAACAAAATACAAAATCTAGAGGGGATTATAACGTTACTAATAATAATACTTTTAGTCTAGATGGAGATATTACACAAAAAGTACAAGAAGCTTTAAGAAGACAAGAAGTAAACGCAAAACTTAGAATGGGGGGGTTTAGACCTTAATGAGAAAAATAGAGATGACAAACTCACTTGGAGCAACCCAAACTTATGAGTTGTATTATAGAGCAGG